CGCATAGTCAAGGAGGCCAGGCTCCTGTACGGCGTGGAGTTAACTCCCGAGGTACTATGGAACCTTGCTCCTTGGTCCTGGCTTGTAGACTGGATGTTTGACGTTGGACCGGTGTTACATAACCTGTCCGCGTTCCAGTCTGACGGCCTAGTCTTGCGTTACGGCTACGTCATGGAACAAAATTCTAGACGTTGGACGCGTAGGTCCGATTCTCAGTACCGTCATATTAACGGCGGTGCTGGGTTCGGCGTTTTCGCAACCGACACTTTCCTCGGTACGAGGAAGTGTAGACGTAAAGCAACACCTTTCGGATTCGGACTGTCCACTGATGCCTTTACTACGCACCAGTGGTCAATCCTAGCAGCTCTCGGAATGACCCGGGCGCCGCGAAGCCTGTGAAAAACAGGTATCACAGCAATTCCCTGCTGTTCCCGTGACGCTTACAAAGCGTCGCGAACGGCCCCTGGATAGTCCAGGGTGGGCCGTCACACGGTCACAACAGTGGCCATAACCTGAAGGAGCAACGCCTCTTATGTTTTCCGATCCTCAGACTGTCACGGTTTCTGGAGTCGCAAAGACTCTGAACCGGACGGGCTCCACCGAAAACGGTGGTAAGTTCGCAACGGCAGATCGATCGCGCCAGCTTTCGGTGGTTCACACCTACGGCAAGCGCACTCGTCACACCGTCAGTCTGAAGACTGACACCCTCGTCGCCAACCCACTTGTGGCTGGTCAGAACATCAACCAGTCCATGACTGTCTACCTCACGGTGGACTTTCCTGCGGGTTACGACGCCGCCACGGCCAAGGCCGAGGTGGATGGGTTCCTGAGTAACCTCACGGCTACTTCAGGCGCTAACCTCACCAAGCTCATCGGTGGGGAGAGCTGATCTAACGACCAGCTCTAGCATCAGTTAACGGGAAGCTAGAGGCAAGGATCGACCTACCGCCCTGAAAGGACGGAAGCCGTGAAAAGCCCCATGCTGCTCTGGAAGGAACTGGCCCAAGAACTGGGCCAGTGGTGTCGCGTTTGCACCACTCGTGACGTTCAAACTGTCACGAGACGAGTCGAAGAGGAAGGGTTGTCATTTCTGACGATAACCCTGCCTACGTTCGCCGTTGACTTCGAAAGAGGTCTGGCGGACGGACGGGTTGCTCCTACTTCGTTCCCGGGTTTCCGGAAGCGAGGTGGTCTCCCCCTATTACTAGGAGGTTT